CTCGGCACCGGCTTCCTTAGCCTCATTGACCTCTTCCGCAACCTTCGCCATCTGGGAGTAGATCAACGCCACAGCCGCAGCCACCGCAATACCAGCAGCCTGCATAGGCCCGGACATGTTCTCCGTAGCCTCAGCCAGAACCTCGGTCAGGCCCTCAACCAGGTTTTCCCCGGAGAACCCGTCCATGAACGCACTCGCGACCTCCTGACCGGACTCATTCGCGGAGTCGCCGATATCCTCCTTGAGGTTGTCAAAGGACTTACGAGCCTTGCCGTCCTTATCAATATCAACCTCAATGTTGACGTCCTCGTCGTCAACCTTCTTAGCCTCATCCCGGAGATCCCGGAGAGCCTTAACCGCCTTATCAACGTCGGACTCACCCTGACGTGCAATGCGCTCAAGGGCCTCTAGGACACCATCATCAATGGCCTCCCCAGCGTCCTCGGCAGCACGCTTAAGGTCATCCAGGGCTTCCGTCTTGGACTTGCCGGAAGCCTGAGCAAGATCGTCCAGAGCCCTAGCCAGTTGCCGGAACTCGGAGTTCGTCGGACGCGCCTTACGCTCCATGTCCTCGAGGGCATCCTCGATCTTGTCGCCCATCGAATCACCGGACTTAGCAACCTCGTCCAGGGTGCGCCCAAGCCCGTTCAGGTCCTTAAGGTCCGCCTGGGTAACAACATCAATTTTGATCGGTCTAGCCATAACCCGTTACCTCCCCTCCCACGCCTCATAGATCGTCTTGACAACGGTCTGCACATACAGGCTCACCACGCGCGGGATAGCCTGCTTGAAACCCCGGTGAACAACCCGACCCTTACGCACCGGTCCCGGCAGTTGCTCCTGAGTCCGGCGACGCACCCGCGAGCCGGAGCGCGTGTACGTCTCAAACGTCTTGTCCGGGTCGCCGAACTCAACCGCAGCCGGGTCAAGGCCCGGGATCGTCGGACGGGTGGCGGCCAGTAGAGAAATACCGTTCGCTCGAGCGCGAACACCCGTCCCACGGAACACGGCCCGGTCCATGCGCGTCCTGGAAAACCCATCCACGACGGACTGATTCCAGATATCCGGCCCGGCGTTACGCAATTCAGCGGCAACCCTTTTGCGGGTATCGGCGTCAACGGCCCTCATAGCCGTTGCCGCAGCCGTCACCTCACGAATGCCCTCAACTCTTACCCGTGATGCCACCGTGTGTGCACCCCCTCCCTAACAAGAAAGCCCCCCACCCACCTGTGCGGGCGGATGAGGGGCCTTCAAAGGGTCACGCAGCCGGGGTGAATACCGGCTTGTCGCACCCGAGAGTCACGGTCGACGTCGCGAACGCACCCGCCGTGCCACCAATCGAACCCGGGGCCAGCGTCACGTTTGCGTCAAACGAACCCTGGTCATCACCCGGGACGAACTCGACAGCAACCGTTGTACCCTCGGCATCGTGCAGGTACTGGGAAAGCGAATCCGCCGTGTTCCAGTCCTGGGCGTAACCAAGAGTCACCGTCCAGGTCGCCGTGGTCTGGGAAGTGACGGTGTTGTTCGCAAGACCCGTCCAGGAAACCTGCGAAACCGTCGGGGTGAACGTCACCTCGGAAACGTGCGCCTCATAGTTGTCCTCACCAATCAGGAGAGTGACATCACGCAGAACAAACGGCTTAACTGCAACAGTCGCCATTTCAGACCTCCAAATCCTCAACCGGCTCGTCCGCCGGTTCACTCACCGGCTCAACAACCGGTTCCTCATCCTCAACCGGCTCACCCGGCGTGTGAGTGCTCGCAATGCTCAGCGTGACCGTGTAGCACCAGAGCGTGTCATTGAAAGCCCCGAACGCCGCACCCGACCACGTGATGGCCCTGTCCATCTCAAGGACGTCCAGGACCGCATCCACGGAGTCATTCAGTTCAGCCTGAGCCGATGCCATGTCCGATCGGGGACTGATCACCGCGATCGTGAATGTGTTGTCCCGGATCGTGCCATTCCCAAGCGTCCCGGACAGTGGCGCAATGTTCGTCCTGTACGGCATCACGCCATGCGTGCCACGGGGAATCAGCGGGGACAGGGAAGGCGGCAGGATCGCGAACTCGCTAGACAACTCAGCCTCGAGCAACGCGCGCAAGTGATCGTAAGGCTTCATGTCACCTCACCGCCGGAATGCCACGCTTAGGCCGGAGCAGTTGCTTCACATTGAAGTCCAGGGGGAACACCGTGATAGCGAACTCACCAGCCCCAAACTCGGTGTTTCCCGAGCCGGTACGCTGAGAACGCCAAATGTTCGCAGCCTGCATCACCTGAGCAATCTTCCTCGAGGCCGTGGCAGCCTCAGGGGCCGTGTAATCCGGCCCCACGGGCAGGAACGCCACACACGCCTCATACGCGGCATCCAGGTAGACCCCGAGTTCCGTGTCATCCAGCGTGTCCAGGTCCGCGTTCAGAGCCCGTGCTTCCTCGTTGCTCACCCAACCCATGGGCAACCTCCTAACGCCCCGCAGAGGGGCCGTGGAGCCCCCCAAGACCCGCCACTAAGGGCAAGGGGCCAAGGGGGGCTAGGAACGGCTCTCAGGACGCTTACTCAGCGCCGCCCTCATCGGCGTCCGACACGAGAACGATTCCGTCCTCGGTCAGGTCCTGGAACGACGTGTAACCGAACACGGCGTAGTCCCGGCCGCCGTTCGCAAGGTGCTCAGCCTCGACACGCACGGGCGCGCCACCACCAAACTCCTTGAAACGGACCGTGCTCTTGTCCAGCACCAGGACGGAACCACCGGCAAGGTCCTCGTGAGCCGACGGGACGATGCGGAAGCCGTTGAGGGAACCCTCCTCAAAGCCCATGCTCTGGGAAAGGAACTCCGCGATCTGGTCCTTAGGGGTCAGGAGCAGAGTCCGGTAATCCGCCATACCGACCACGGCACCGGTCGGCATACGGTCCGCGCCAATGAGCGCGAGAGCACCGTCAACAATGCGCACCAGAGCGGCGTTAAGCCCCTCGGGAACCTCGCCCGTCTCAACAGCGGTCGCGGCATTGATGGCCTGATCCAGCGCGTACTCATCCGTCACCTGGAGGTAAGACTCAATCTGAGCCTCAGTGAACGCACGAACAACCTCGGAGTCACCAAAGTCAATGAACCGGCGGTCCAGGTCGGCACCGTGCGCCCAACGCTGAGTGCCGTACGTAACCGGCTCGGCGGTAATGCCACCCGTGGGGATCTCCGCCTTATTGCCCGCGTACGGGGCAACAGTCGGCTTGCTGGTGAACCGGAAACCAACCTCACGGTAAGAGGTCAGGTTGCCCGGCGTCATGAGCGTGATGTAACGACGGCGGTAAGCCGCACCCCGGTAAACCTCACCAAGCCACGCCGGAGCAGCGGCAATCTCACCCAGGCCGTCACCATCGTTGTCGTTGTCGTCGTGCGTGACGTTCGCAAGGGCCGCCTCAACACGGCCCGTCTTGAAGCCGTTCGCAATGGCCTTGAAAGCCTGACCGGCGCTCATCTCGGAAGCCTCAACCTTGGCGTTCTCGGCGCCACCAGCCGGGGCAATGTTCTCGTTATTCGCCATAACCTCGTCCTTCTCCTCGTCGCCCGAAGCCTCAACCTCGGCATTCTCCTCCTCGGCCGTCTCCTCGGCCGGGAGTTCGCCATGGTCGGACGCCATGACGCGTGCGGAATCGAAAGCCGGAGCAACAACCCCAGCCGCACCACTAATCACCCCGGCGAGCACCCTGCCCGCACGGATTACGTGGTCCACGAACTCGACACTGAAACCCGTCCGCAGACCCGCCTCAACCTCGGCCAGGTAGTCGTTACCGGCCGTGTTGTCGACAATCGAGAACGTCGCCTCGATACCGGCGTCCGTCTGCTCAATGCGGGTCGCCTTACCGATCGGTCGGGTTGAGTCGTGCTCGTAGTTCAGGTGGACGCTCGAAACGTCCTCAGGGATAGTGAGCGAACCCGTCGTCGCCGTGATAGCGCCGACGTTCGTGTAACCCACCTCATTGAAAGGGATGAGCATTCCTGAAACGGTGCGCTCATCCCGGTTAGCCGTGACCCTCATTCAGTCCTCCAAATCCGGGTCGTTGCCGTCGCGGGGACCAATCAGGTTCGCGACGTCAAGGGAAATGCGTGTTCCCCTCGGCGTGACGTCATCCATCGAAAGACGGTCCTCAATCGCCGTCCGCCACATCTCGAGCCCGTCATGCAGCCGGTTTCGGTTGCCTTCCTGAGTCGTGTACGTGAGGGACGACGTCTCCAGAGAGCCGTCAAGTTCCGACGCCGGAATGCCGACGATGTTCGCGATGTCGATACGGGAAGCGTTACGAGCCGACTCCATAAAGTCGCTCGTACCCTTAGTCCCCATCTCGGTTGCCTTGATACCCACGGGGGTAACCGCAACAGCCCCGAACTCGGACGCACGGGCCGTCGCCCAGTTCGCCTGTGTTGCCTTGAGTTCGTCGTCGTCGTGGTCCCAGTCATCGGTGAGTTCAAGGTTGATAAGCGGCACCGGGGAAGACGCCCTCGAGGAAGTCCCCTTCTGGACAGCAAGAGCCGTCTTGACTGCCAGGGCGCCCGCAGAGAGGAGGGCGTCCTGGGGCGACGCAAAGTAGATGAACTCTTCCGGCTCTAGCGTGCGGTAGTTCCCCCGCGACTCTTCAAGGTCGACCCCGCCCTTGTCGTTGAGCCGCCACCGATGGGTAGGAACCCGAGCCGCATCCAGCACCTGACCCAGGGAGCCCCGCTTTACGACCCACAGAGAGTGACCGTAAAAGATCAGGTCATCAATCGTCCAAAGCAGCCTTTGCCGGGGAGGGATTCCCGTATCCGTTCGGGAAAGCCACGCGGGCTGTTCCGACAACTCCTGATCCCCCTTGTACGCCTTGAGGGGGTAGCGGGAGAGAGTGCCAGCAACAAGACCCCGTGCACGCATAACGGCCGGGACCATCATTGCCTCAGACCGGGTGATCGTTCCCGCCGTTTCGGTAACCCCGGCGATTTCCTCCAGAACAACCTTTGCCAGATTACCCGGGTCGCTATAGGGCGACTGGATCATCG